TACCTCGGGCACATGGCTCCCTTTGCGTTCTGGTCTACCAGTTCCATGTTCCAATGGGCAGTGGAATCCATCGACCGCCCGGCGATGTTCACCAGTTACCTCAGGTCAAAGAAGTTCCTGGCAACGGCAGGCTTGGAGCGGGACGGGATGGCGTCCAGGACGAAAGGTAAGATACGCGTAGACCTGCCTTTCGTCCCTGACTGGATGGGCGAGCAGTTCATCGATCCCCTCCGTCTGGCGCTGCCCTTCGATAACTGGGCGGCCCCCTTCGAGCAGTTCCAGAAGGACCAGGAAGGCGCGGCAGGCAGGACGACTCGTGTACTCGACCAGCTTCTGGCGGAGAACAAAATCTCGCAGGAAGATTATGATCAGGCGATTGCATCCCAACAGGGCCCGACCTGGGACTATGCCGAGGCGCAGATGCAGCAGAACGACGAGAGCGACCGTTACGACGCCTGGGATTTCGGGACGGCTATGGCGTCCCCTCATGCGCCGATCATGTGGGCCTACAACGCCGCCTTCGGGGACAAGAAGGATATTGGCCCCTTCTCTCCCCTTTCCAAGATCATGCGTAATGCGGCAACCATGATGGGTGTGGAGGACTGGAATAATTCAAAGTGGAACCTGGAAGCCAAGGTGCGCCGGCAGATGGGACTTGCCGCGTATGACAAGTGGGACGACTACCGCATAGACCGCTCCCTTTCCAACCTGGCAGGCGACGGCTCCTTTACGCCGGATGAGGTCAAGGAGGGCATGGCGGTCTCTGCCCTCGTGCAGCAGGGCAAGATGACACCCGACCAGGCAAAGGAACAGAGTGAGGCGTATCGGGAAGCCGTCAAGAGAAGCTACCAGGAAACCACCGGCGGCGGCGCGGCGTTTGCGCTCGGGTTACTTGGAATCTCCGTGACGAGCGTCCCACAGGGAGAGAACAACCTGCGCACGCTCCAGGACGATTTCGGCAAGGCGTATGAGAAATACAACACTGCCAACGACTCACTTGAGGAGTTTATGGCAAATCACCGCGACCTGACCGAAGAGGAAGCGGCGGACGAGTGGGAGCGCCGTAACCCGAAACTGGCAAGGGACGGCGACGCGCTGACCGAGTTCTTCGATGCACATCCTGAGTATGAAACTCGCCTGGGCCTGTTCGCGAAGCCCGAAGAGAAGTTCCATAAGTTTATGATCGATCAGGTTTGGAGCAAGTTCAACGAGATGCCCAAGGTCAACCAGGACGAGATCCGCGAACACCTGGGAGCAGAGTTCCAGGATGCTTTTATGAATAAAGCCACACGCTCCTATGACGACATCCCTGCCGAGACCATGGCGGTATGGCTCAAGATGATGGGCACTACCCCACTCGGCGGCCTGACCGCCGACCAGAGGCTGCTTGTGAATTTGTATGGCGAGGTGCAGTATACCGACCCCGAGACGGCTAATCGTGTACAAACGTTCTATGATGCGAGGAAATCAACCTACCCGGATTTTTACAAGCAGCAGAGCGAATATTACGAGCTGCCGAAGAACAAGAGAAAAACCTACCTGAGTCAAAACCCGGAGCTCCAGCAGTATTTCACCTTCCGCAGGAACTATATGCGGGATAATCCCGACCTTGTGCCCTATCTGACCGACGACGAGAAAGCCATCCAGAAAGCCAAGAACCAGACTCGCAACCCGGAAGTAGCCATCCCGACCGCCCAGGAGATTCGCGTCAACCTGGACCCGTATGCACAGAATTTCCTATACGAATACTTCCAAAACGATGAGCCGCTCCCGCCGGAAGTGACCCGATATTTGGATCGAGTCGGAGAGGCGCAGGGGCTGACGGGTGAGCAGGTCTTGAATATTTTTGGCGGCGGGCAGTACAATGCGCCGTGATTTGTGAATTGTGGTAATATTGCGACAACGGAAGGGCGACCCGCGCAAGCGGCGAAGCCCGGACAAGTGAATAAGGTTAGTGAAACTAGCCGTCCAGAGAATCGTTCTCTGGACGGCTTTGTGTTTTATAAACCCCGCGATGCTTGTGACATCCGGGGAATGACCAAAGACTGTAAAGGAGTCTCTGATGGGAACTATTGTAACAAAGAAATGGTGCAATAAATGCAAGAAAGTAAGACCTGCAAGTAAATTCAATAAAGACAAATCTACTAAAACGGGTTTGTATCCATACTGCAGAGATTGTCAATCTAAAAAGAACTCTAAATACTACAAAGAAAACGGACGAGCGATTATTTCTAGACAGGTTGACCGAGACGAGAGAAGGTTGCAACAACGTTCGTACAAGTTGAAAGTCAAGTACGGGATAGACCTCAAGAAATATTACGAAATGTATGAGGCTCAACAAGGAAGATGTTTGGTTTGCGATGAGTGGCAAGAACGGCTTTTCGTAGATCACGACCACAAAAGCGAAGAGATTAGAGGTTTGTTGTGTAATAACTGCAATATGGGAATCGGATTACTCAAGGATAATCCTACGGTTTTAGAAAGAGCCGTAGCTTATATCAAAAGAACTTTAGGAAAGGAATAAGTAATGTCAACCGACAACACCAATGTGGGCGACCAGACCCCGGCAGGTGCAGGCGAGAACACCAACTCCCCTGTATCCCTAGGAAACGGACAACCTATTGCGGGAGCGCCGCAAGGTTCGCAGGATGTTTTGGAGCTCAAGAAGTCCATCGAATTGCTGGGCAAGGAACTGAAAGGTTTACAGTCCCGGCAAGACAAAGGGCAGAATGAGGTTCAGAGCTTCATGGCAGATGTCAAAAAACAAATGGCGAGCGGGAAATCTTTGGAGGAGGCAGAGGCAGCCGTCAATGCCAGCCGCGAGGCACAGGCAAAAGACGACCTCATCCTCAAGATGGCCCGCAAGCTGGGAGTGCTTGACGAAGTTTCACAAACCCCCGCTGCTGGTAACGGCGGAGCTGTGACGAATGACGCGGCTAAGGCTGTAATTGCGGAATTGAAATTGGACGCAAACTCAGTTGATGTTATTTCCATTCTTGGGAAAGGCTATGACGCCGACAAGCAGGAACTGGAATTGCGAAGACTGGCTACCCGCCCACAACCCCAACCCTCCCCCGCTGAATCTGCTTCCTTGCAGTCTCGGCCCGCACCGTCAGGAATGACGGAAGCGGACAGGACGGCAATCGCGCAGAAGATCGCCAGGCTTAGTAAAGAGAATCCGAGAGGAAACCTGCCTGAGATCGAGAAGCTACGCGAGCAGCTACAGAAGGGAGATAAATAACCAATTAGGAGCACATCATGTCCGATACTACCCAGACGATCAGCTCCCTTTCTTATGCTGTTCGTCAGCAATATATCCCTGATTACATCAGGGGCGCACAGGCTCCCCGCCTGTACGATGCGTATGCCCAGGACGGCGCGATCCCGAAAGAGTATGTCAAAGGCTCCTCGGTCAACGTCAATTTCCTGAGCGAACTCCCCCCGGCTACCTCTGTCATCCCCGAGGACTCCGATGTTGTGGCGACCTCGCTGGTGGACGCCCAGGCGACCATGGGATGGTCGTCTCGCTGGAACCTGCTTCGCTATACCGAGAAGCTGATGACCCAGGAATACACCAAGTACGGCGCAGAAGCCTACTATGCCGTTGGTCAGAACCAGATGGAGTCGGTAGACCTCATCGCCCGCGACCAGGCAACTCAGGGCGCGATCGTGCAACGCAAAGTTGCCCGCGCTTCTCTGGCTGGCGGGACTTCCACCCATCTACTCACCCACGCCAATTTCATGGATGCCGGGGCGGATCTGCAAACCCTGAAAGTCCCGTCATTTGTGGATAACGGGCGGCCGATGTGGGTCGCAACCATGCACCCCTACACCATGTCTGATCTCCTGAATGACACCAAGATCGTAGCGGTGGCAGAGTATCAGAAGGCCTCCATCCTCTTTCAGAACGAACTCGGTGAGCTTGGACGCTTCAAGCTGAACGTAAGCCCCTGGGCAAAGATGTTCTGGAGCGCCGGGGCGGACAACACCACGGCAACCATTGCCACCACGCTCAACGGCGCGGTAGTTGAGCTTGCCAAGACGATCATCGTAGCTGACGCCACTGGAATGGTGGTCGGCGGCTGGCTCACGATCGGCACTGAGGAAACCGCTGATACCCACTACCCGACAAACGAGCGCGTCGTGGTTTCGGCTATCTCAGGGACCACGATCACTGTTGCGGGCGAAGGCTCGAACGGTGGGATCAAGTACGCCCATGCGACCGCGACTGCCGTAAGGAACGCGAACAGCGTTTGCCCGGTGACCTTTGGCGGGCCTCAGTCTTTGGCGAAGATTTACGCCCAGGACCTGGAAAACAATTACGGTGACTATGTCGGGGAATATGGGACCATCGTCGGACCGAACCCCGAGGGTCACCTGAAGCAGTGGGTAGAGATGGGCTGGAAGTTCTACGGGAACTATTCCCGGATCATCGAGACCCGCATCCAACGGCGCGAAGTTGCGATCAGCCGCGACGCCGGACAGGCATAAGGAGAGTGCGACATGACAGTTGGAACCTCATCCCCGATGGGCAGCGCGCTGAACGGTGAATTTGAAGTAATTCAAAAAACCGCAGCGACAGACATCTGGACGTTTACCGGCGCGTCCGGGCAATCCGGCGACTTCATGGTCTGCCGCGACTCCACAGGCTCAGAGAAGGCGTATATCACCTCCGCAGGTGCTATGACCCTTTCCGGCGCTTTGACCTGCACGAACGTCACCCCCACAGGTTACGTGGCTACTAAGCACGCAACCACGACCATCGCTCTCACAGACCTCGGCACGAATGGAGGTTTGGGCGTTGGGATCCTGACGGGCACGGCGCAGTTGTATTTCCGCCAGAATGGCACCTTGTACCGGCTGGCTGGAACCGCCGCGTAACAGACAGAACAGAAAGGTTATGAGGGAGGGGAAACCCTCCCTCTACTTCTTGTGTTCAAAGACATCCACACAGGGAAACATGCCTTTGTTTTCGGCAACGCCGGGACCCTGAAGAAGCGGAGATTATCCGATTTCCAGGGGCGGTTGGCGTTTGGCTCGAACCTGATCTACAAATCTTCCCTGCCTTTCACCTACTACGCAGTGGAGGACATTTTAGTTATCGAGGACAGGTATGAGGAGATCGTAACAGAAATAGGCGTAAGGGCTTTTTACCCGGAGAACCGGCGGCACTTTGACAATATAAAGAACTTCACTCCCGTTCGCGCGAACTGGCTCAAGTACGACGGCGAACTCCCCGCGTGGCTGGAAGGAGAAACCTTCTCTCTCGGCTTTACTGTGACGTACTTCCTCCTGCAGTTAGCCGCCTATATGGGGATTCGGACGGTCTACCTCCTGGGAGTGATGCATCACTACAGCCTCCCGCCTCATAAGGCGGAGGGAGAGGTACTGATCTCGAAAGGCCGCGACCCCGATCACTTCACAGACGATTACTTTTCGCCGGGAAAAATGCTGCACTCTCCAAACCTCCCGCGCATGGAACAGGCGTACAGAAGGGCAAAACTGGAATACGAAAAAACTGGAGGCGCTATCTATAACTGCACTCTGGACACACATCTGGATGTGTTCCCCAAACTGGAACTCGAAGAGGCTTTGAATGATCGTCTTACCTCACTGTG